ATGTGCGTAGAGTTTGTAGTTTTCTTTATCTCTTTGTGTACTTACCGCACTTGCATACGTTGTATTGCTAAATACAAATAGCCCGGCCAATAGCACCAAGCATCGCCTGCGAGCTATCCGCGGTAGCGGCTCGCCTGCGAGCATGGAGCGTATCGATGTAGTCAAATACCTGTCAATCTTGAGCGTATCTTTCAGCGTGTCCCACAACCTATTAACATCTGTGCATAACTTATGTGGATAACTATTACGCATCTTTACCCCATCCCGTACCCTTAAATACAAGGCCCGGAGCGCTATAAACCTGCCTCATCATTAAGTTACAACAATACGGCGTAACGTGCTCAGCCATCTTTTCGACGGTCTCGTAGCGTACGTTGCAGCTTATGCACTCATACTCATACGTCGGCATCTTTTAGATCCTCCATTAGCACTATGCCCATTACCCCACACTTAACGCATTGTAAAGACTTAACGTAAGGCGGCAGGTTATCGGTCACGACCCTCTCGATATGATCGGTCATCTTGCCGCATAGACGGCACTTAGTTTTATACGTCGCCATAATTAGACCTCTTTAGGTATTGCATCTCAAATAGATTAGATCGAGGCACCCAATAATTATTTTGATAGGGGTGTTTGTATTTAGGGACCTTAGCCATATGTACCGGCATCCATCCCAGTAATACATAAACCGGGCTAAAACCTGTAACTAATATAGCTACATCTGTAGGCCTGCCCGGTCCTCGGTTTTGTAGTATTAAATGGCCGTTAGTGTGCTTGGTCCATTTAACCTCGATATTCTCGCCTACATCTGCCGTATCGTGAGCGTTATCGATCGAGGGTATAAAGCCATAATCGCCAAAATAGTTAGCTACGGCGATCTCGGCAGCTGCGGCCTCTGACTCTTGCCATACTAGCTCGTGCCAGTTTTTATAAACTTGGCCAAAATTGCTCGCATCTTGTATTTCAGCGTTACGCGTTATCGTGCGCTCTAGCCCTACTCGATGAGCGGTAATCTCCTGCGACCTATCGAGTACGACTTTAGCTACGCGCGACATTGTGCACATAACCATAGTACGACCTCACCGCTTACATCTCGTACGCTAAAGCCGCCCATTTCTGTTTGCCACGTATAACACTCGTCGCATTGTTTTGCAGCTACTACGGTCATATCGCCGTTATCGTGGATCGTGGTAGCTACTCCGTTTTTAATAAAGGTTAGCTCGCTCATACTTGAGGCTTCCATTTTCCATCGGAGCCAAGCACGTGCCAATAGGGGTTACATTGATTAGCTCTTACGCGCTCGGTGCACTTATACGCGGCCCACGGTTTACCCGTTGCCTTGGCCGTCCCCTCGGCCCATACCATCGTACCGTGAGCACATCGAGGAGCCTCGGCAACTAGCTCACCGCCTAAACTTTTACCAATCTCTAAAATGCCACTCGCCATGGTAGCCATATCCTCGATTGAGGCCTTTGTACTCCACGGATCCGAGTCTGCCGGTAAAGTCTCTACCTTTTGCATATCTTGTACTGTAGGCCGTGCGTGCTCACTTGGTGTTAATAGCCCGATTACGCGCCCATAAGCTGAGGTAATCGTATCCTCGATAAACCATTTTTTCATATTGTTTGGATAGGTCGATACGTTGCCAAAAGCGTAATCTACGGCGCTAGGCACCATATCCTCATACTCCCGGTATGCCTCGGCTTTTACGAGGATCGTGCCTTTGATGATATCAATGTCCTCGATGTAAGCGACTAATCTGCCGGATGGGAATTCTAACCTAAAGCGCTTAATACGAGCGTTTACGTCCTCGTAGTTATCTAAAAACCCCATTAGATTAGCTCGCTCTCTTTTAGAGCTTTAGCGATAGCGCGGCCACGTACAAAGCCCTCGCCGTGTCCGTGCTTAAAGCCGATCGAGTATCCGATAACCATAAACATAAAGCCCATACCGCAGGCTGCCAAACCGATCAATATATCTAAACTATTCATTACTTAGCCCTTTGTTAAGGCCGATTAAGCTACTAACCGAGTAGCCCTCTCAGCGTTTGTAGTATCAGTATGAGGGCTTTTTGTCAGATATCAAAGTGTATTCGTGTTTGGCGTGTCGGTCTTAGGGTGGTCTTTAGGTTTAGACTTTAAGCCATTACCGGCTAATACACCGCCAAGGGCTCCGGTTAAGAATATGGCTAAAGTTTGTAAGAGTTGTATAAAGTCTCGATCGTTAGGCGCTTGAGCTCCTACCGGCTGCGTAACAAAGACGAGCGCATATACGGCACCTGCGGTAATTACAAAAAAAGTTAAAGCTAGTACCGCGCCAATTAAAAATATAAGGCGAGCGTGGATATCCTCAGGCGTTAGGCGCTTATTTTCTTTACTCATCTGTCGTAATAAGGTCCTTAGTGCAGGTCCCGGTAGCCTCGCATTGAGGCGGAGTGCACTCAGGCTTTGTCCAGTTTTCGTATTTTTGGCACTCATATCTTACCCACCCATCGTAACCGCACCCCGATAGGAGAATAGTCCCCACTATCGCCCCTATCAGGGCCCGGATCATTTAGAGCCTAGGCCGTATTGCTTTTCGCTTGGTTGTACCGCTTTAAGTAGCGGACCTACGAGGCCGGCGATAAAGGCATTAGCTAATACTTTTGGATCAGTAATACCGGACATATACAAAGCTGCTACGGATGCGAGCGCTGCTCGTGCATATGATTTAGCTGCTGCTTCTAATTGTTTTTTATTCATTTTTTAATCCTAACTTTTCTATTAGTTGTTTAGCTTTAGTAACCGATATCTCTACCTCAAAGTGCATATCGTCCGGCCTGCTCTTAAAATCTCCGCCCCACTTGAGACCATATTTTTTAGCAAGGGCTCTAATCATCGGTATTTTCTCAGCCGGGAAAGTGCCGGCCTTACCTAGTGGATGCTTAGTAGCGTTGAGATCAATAGCCGTCCCGGATGAGTGGCAGGATAATTTTGTAGGGTTGCCTCGCACCATCCTGTACGCGTACGCCCAATCGTCAAACGTGCCCTCATCGATCGGCTCGATTAGCTCGTGAAACTCCGCAGCAAAGGCGGCCAAGAGAGGCCCAACACTCTCGGCGCACCTTAGCTTACGATCCGTACCCTTTACCGGGTAGGACTTTATTTTAATCTCGGCCGGATCTTTAGAGGCCGGGTAGCCGTTATAACTAGTTTCCACTTAAGGACTCTAGATACGCTTGATAATCGGCATTAGCAGGATCGGTCGGTATCCACGCGACTACTCCGTTTTCATCGGTGCGCTTTACGACCTCGCCTAATTCATTGATAATCAACTCATATGTGTAAGTTTCCATTTTATAGCTCCGCGCTTGCTGTGTAGTGCCAATCGATCATATTTGATAACGCAATACCTGTAAAAATATTAAAACCATTTACACCGATATCTGAAATAGAGGCCGGCGTGTAATTAGTATTATTTGATATTTGTCTAACGCGGTTTGCCGTGCCGCCATTACTTGAGTAAACGGTAACGCTTGGCGCTACGCGCATTTGTACCGGCCATCTTGTGCCCTGTCCATAGTTTGCATCGGAATAAGTAGATACTTTATTTGTAGACTCGGTTGCCGCCGTTACAAATGTTTGGAAATAATAACGCTGACAGGCCGCTAACTCCGCTTGGTAAGTAGATGTATTAGGACTATATGCACTTGCCGATCCTGCGATCTCAAGCTGCACTCCTGTCACCTCAAAATAATCATTAGCGCCTGCGGTACCGACAGGAATAAATTGAAAATAAAATCCAATTTGTGTAGCCGTTGTAGGTACGGTTGCCGTAGCGCTAAATCGCTGCCACGTCGTAGTAAGAGTTACATTATTATTAATTAATGTAGCTTGTCCTGTATATCCATTTTGTAGGTTTTGATCTGATCCCGTACCTGTTACTACAAAATTACGTAAGGTGCTAGATGCGTTTGAGTAGTCAGCACCCGCCCGCGCATAAAAAGAAAATGTAACCGTTTTACCTGCATATTGTATAGAGTCGACTGTCTCAAAATTGTAACTAGGGTTAAGAGTGCCTGTACCTGTTTGCCCTGAGTTGCGCTGAAAACGGCCGCAATACTGAATATTAGGTAAGTTAGTCGTATCGTTAGTTGCTTGTCGGCTTACCGTACAAGCTTGGTTAGCATTTGTTGGCATTTGGTAACGATCGGCCGTAAATGAATTAGCGATAGATGTCGAGGCTGCTAATGCCACGCTAGTACCGCGCTGCCAAACACTAAAATTAGAGTTTAGTACTCCGTTTTTACCGGCTACGTTCGATGAGCCTGCGCTTGGTGTTGCCCATTTCAACCCGGTTGTTTCTGCCGAGTCTGCGGTTAATACGGTGCCATTAGCACCGACGGCCAAACGGGCCACGGTATCGGCTGCGGTTGCAGCTACTAAATCTCCTTTAGCATCTACAATAGATTTAGCGATAGCTCCATTAGCAAGATCGTAAGTAGTTTTTACCGCGTTAGCCGTAGCTGCAAGGCTTGTCGATGTACTAGAGGTAGAGTCTGAAAGCTGCACCGCTCCGAGGTTAGAGGTAGTACCGCTAAGAATACCTACCGTTACCGTGCCGCTAGTGCCTCCACCTGTAAGAGGGCTAGTAACTGTCACGCCCTGAATATCACCGGCTGCGTCTGTTACCCACGTAAAGTCCATGTCGGTATTAGATGCCTTGCTTAATACCTGTCCGGTAGTGCCGCCTTTTAGATCTACCAAACTAGCATCGATGGAGTCGCCTAAGGCTTCGATCGCCGTAGCTCCATCTTTTACTAAGTCGGTCGATGTAGGTACCGGCCAATTAAAATTCGGCGTTACTGTTGCCATTATGTCAAACCTCCAAAAGCATTTTCCCAGATGAGTGTAGCGTTTACACCCGTCCAAACTAGGTTAGCCGGGCTAACCGTGTCCCATTGTGGCGCCACTAATGAGAAATCTGTAGGGCTCAGCGTGAGCGTTATGTCTACGAATTGAGGCGTAGCCCGAATAGCAAACCCCTCTAGAAAACCGTTAAACGATCCGTTAAACATATTGATCGGTAAATTATTAATTACGATAGGTTGCCCAAAAAATACATCGATGAGCTTATTACGCTCGGCATCCGGTAAATCCGGGTTATCGAGTCTAAAGGTAATGGCCTGTAGCTGCTCGCGAGGGATAGCGCGTAGGCCTAACTCGCGGTCCATTACATCGTTTACGTCTGACAGGTTATGCAGGTTTGAGTTTACGCTGCGCTGATAGCGGCCATAATTAGCGATTGAGTCTGCATCGAGGGCCGTGGCCTGAGAGTTGTAGTTATTACCGTAGTTAAACACGAGAGAGTTACGGATCTTGCCGATCTGTAGGATCGACTTAACCGTGGACGGGATAGCGTAATTAGCTGAGAGAGTCGTGTAGCCGTTTGCCGATAGGTAAGCCGTGCGATGGTCTGCATCGGCATAGCAAACACGTCCGGCCTTATCCTCGTAAATATTGCCTAGTGCGCTTTGTGCAATTTGAGCGCATAGGTTATAGCTACTAAAAGGGTCTGCCGCTCGGCTAATCATTTCGTATAGACCAGGCTGATCGATCTCGCCGAGTCCTACGTTTTCAGCATTAGCCCACGTAGTCGTAGGGTCGTAGTCTTGCCATTGTAAAGCCGGGGCTACCTCAAACCATGAGTTAATTAAAAGCTCGTTAAGGATGTCGTAAATCTGAGTGCCGTCCTCTGTTTTAGGCAGGGCATCCGGGAAAAGAGCTTTAGTTAATTTAGCTAGTGATCCGACCGCCAAAATACTACCGATAGTTACAAAGCCCACCTCCTCCGGAGAGCGGACCGAGATACCAAAATCGGAAACGGTGCCACCAAACACGGGCACGTAAGTACCGGAGCTATTCTTTAGCTCAAGAGTTAATACATCGGTGACATCGATATCAAAAGCGGTGTTATCTATGTTTACGATCTCCATACGGGCATAGCCGGCGTTGCATTGTAAATCGATATCATCGCGGCCCGTTGCCATTGTCACGCTTAGGACGTTTGTATAAACCGTAGTATTAACGGTTATACGCCACTCGGGGAGCCATGTACTCATGCTATCGAGTAATCTCCGGAGCCTCGATTAACTGAGGTACCTCTGTAAGTCGATTGATTAAGTACATCCTCCACCGCACGAGCAATAGCTTCGGGATCTCCTAAACCTGCCTCGATCGTAATGTTATAAGTAGCCGCTGCCTGAGCTGCATAACGAGCGCCGCTACTAGCTGCCGATAAGGATAAACCTGAGCTTAAACCCTGCATAAGCGATCCCTGAGCTGCACCGCTTGTCAAAGATATATTCTCAAGAAACGCTGCATATTCTTGCTCGGCTTTAGCTTGGTAGTTAGCGCCTCGTACTGCGCTCGGTAAATCTGCTCCTGCGTTTAGGGATTGTCGCATCTGCTCGTATGCGCCAGTAAACAGGACCTGCGAGGCTACGTCGAAAATCTTTTCATTTGAAGTTGTAAAATCTGTAGTCTTTTTTGGAATTGTATAAACCGGTGCATCGCTGCCACCCGTACCTAAATCTGCACCCGTGCCGACTTTCTTAAGTGCCGCAGCATAATCTTGTAATGCCTTGAGTCGAGCATCATCGGCCGCTTTTTGTGCCGCAGCTACGCGCTCAATCATTGATAATTCTTCGGACTCACGGAGCTTATTAAGTGTTAGAGCTGCATTAGAGGTTTTACTCAAAGATGCTAATTTAGCGATCTCGGTTAGTTGGATCTGTACGCGCTCGCTATAACTCTCTTTAGCGGCTAACTCGCCGGCTGCCGTAATAGCCGCGTTGTACTTACCAAAAGCAATCTGCCGAGCTACCTCTTTATCGCTCTCGGCCATCTTAGATTTATTGATAACATCAAGCTCTGTTAATAACTGAGTGTTAAGAGCTGAAAGTGTGGCCTCGCTAATCTGAGTAATACCTGCAAGTTTTTCCATGTCCTTATTTTTTTGCAGCGCTGCAAGCTCGTTAATTTTCTTAAGTGCGAGCTCACCGTTGTCCTCCTCGATAGCTTGTAGGGCCTCGAGGCGTAGGATCGTCTCCTTATCGTAGGTAGCACGTAGAGCCGCAGCAATAGAGATGCGGTTAGTATCAAATACGGCCGCAGCCTTTGATAACGAAAGTTTATTTTTTTCGGCTAGTGCTTGCTTTTTAAGTAAAGCTAATCTTTCTTTTTCACGCTTCGCAGCTTCGGCCGCTGCCTTGGCACGGTCGCGCTCTATTTTGCCTTGCGCATCTGTCGATCCTGAGATCGTCATAGGCGTAGTAAAAGGCCTAGGCTTTATTCTATCTGCCGCGCCTAAATCTTTAATAAACTTAAGATAAGAAATGTTATAAACATATTCCCAATCTTTAGTATCAAACCCCGGTATCAGTTTTAATTTTTCGGCTAATATTCCAATACCACGAATAACATCGGCGGTGCTTAAAGCGGCCTTTTCCATATTTGCAGCTAGGCTAGCTACAGAATTATCCTCACCCAATCCGGATAAAGCATCGACTAAACCTTTACCTATGATTTCCTGAGCGTTGCCTGCGGCTTCTCTGAGTACGCGCATTTTACCGGCGTAAGTCTCAAGCTCGGCCGTAGCTGATCCGGCAAAAGTTTTTGTTAATAATGTAACTGCATCATTAAAGTCTAAAGTTTTTAGCTCTGATTGTGTGAGGCCAAGGTTATATTTTTTTAGGCCTTTAGTATTGCCCACGTATAGCGCTGCGAGATCCTGATTTACCGTAAGTAAATCTTGGCCCGATCCGGCCGCTACGTCGAGCGAAAGGTTTAATAGATCCTGAGCTTTAGCCGTATCACCTGTTACGGTTACGAGTTTCTGAAAAGCCTCGCGTAAGACTTCTCCCTCATAACCAAACTTGGCCGATATGTCTCCTAGTTTCTTTTCGATAATGTCCGTATCAAAAGATAACCCTAGATTTTTTAGTACTGTCTCGAGGCGCTTGGCTGACTTTTCGTTTTCGGCAAAAGCCTTAACGGCATTTTTACCGTAAGCCAACATAGCCGCAGCGCCGAAAGTAACGCCAAGAGTTTTAGCTAAGCTCTTTACGCCTTTCTCAAACCCGCCTAATTGCTTTTGGCCTTTAGCTAGAGCTTTACCATCCCACGTGGATACGGCACTTACGACAAGGCTTGGTAAGTTTCTCATTATGCCGCCTTAGCGTATCTACCTTGGTTAAAGGCTTTTATAGTATTTTCTATAGCTTTAATTACTGAGGCTTGTACCTTGCCTTGATCCTCGGCCCACGCTCTAAAGATCATGCGGCCGCGCATTTCTCGACTATCACCGTAAAGAGGCCCCATACGGCTAACAAAGTTGGCACCGGCTCCGGGGTTATTAGATTTACTTTTAGGGGATCCGCCCGGGTTAGTACGTCCTGCCGTCTCATAGATAGCACCTGAGGCAGATTTATTAGCGATGTAATACATAGCTCTAAAACCATTTTTATTACGCTCACTCGGAGCGGCTGAATAATAGATGCCCTTACGAGCTGCCTCGGCATCATAAAAGGGAAAGCGGCGTAAACTTCCCTCACTATTGAAAGTACGAAATGCAGAATTACGAGCCGTAATCTTTTTACCTACGGTACCCTCGTCCCAGTTATAAAGCCCACCCGGCGCGGCCGTCGGTGCGTAACCTCGAGCCTTATCGCGTATCGGGATCATAATTCCCTTAATCTCTTTATTCATTTCTTTTAATAGCTCGGGATCTATTTTACGGATAGCGCGTAGAGTCTCTTTAACGCCGTCTAGTTTTACTGACATTTTTAGACTCCT